ATACGGCTACTTCACAAGCAGCCTTGCTTCAATCTGCACTCTCTGATCTTAAGGCTCACAATCATGAAGCAGTCAATTACGAGACCGACATTGCTGTGCTGCCACAAAATATCAACATTGGTGACACAATTCATTTAGCTGACGAGAATGAGCAATTGTACTTGTCGGCTCGCTTGCTAGAACTCAAATCAAGCTATTCGATGGATACACACACAGCAACATTGGGAGACTATCTCATTGAGCATGATCAGGTAGCTGCCCAATATCGGCAACTTGCTGAACAAATTAAGAACATCCCCAAAACTATCCAATACTATCCGTGGCTTCGCTACGCTGATGATGACAAGGGCACTAACATGTCAGCTTTGCCATCTGGCAAGAAGTATATGGCGGTTGTATACAGCAACAAGTCATCCGTGCCAAGTGATGATCCGGCTGATTATGCTGGCAAGTGGGCATTGATTCAGGGAAAAGATGGTGCTGATGGTGTTCCCGGTGCCAAGGGTGCTGATGGCCGTACAAGCTATTTCCACACTGCTTGGGCGAATGATGTAAGTGGCCAAAGTGGGTTCACGGTATCTGGTGGTGATGGCAAAAAGTACATTGGCACGTATAGCGATTTCACACAAGCCGATAGCACCAATCCAGCTGATTACAACTGGGCGCTTTTTAAGGGCGCGGACGGTGATGTGGGACCCAAAGGTGATCAAGGTTTGCCCGGTGTAAAGGGAACCGATGGGCGTACCGCTTATGCTCACTTTGCTTACGCAAACAGTCAAGATGGCAAGACCGACTTTTCAACAACTGATTCTAATCGCAAGTACATTGGTTTCTACAGCGACTTCACATCTGGCGACAGCACCAATCCAAGTGACTACAGCTGGTCGCTGATCAAGGGTGCGGATGGTGCGGATGGTAAAGATGGGGTGCCGGGTAAAGCAGGTGCCGATGGCAAGACATCGTACTTCCATATTGCCTATGCCGATAGCAGTGATGGTACAGCGAACTTTTCGCTCGATACTCCCGGCTCTCGCAAGTACATTGGTAGTTATACAGACTTCACGCAAGCTGATAGCACTAATCCAGCACTTTACTCTTGGCAACTAGTGCAAGGGCCAAAGGGCGACACCGGCCCACAGGGACCTCAGGGGCCACAAGGACCGCAAGGTGTTCCCGGAAGCAAGGATGTGCCATACACATACATTCAACTTGGCACGCCTGCTAGTCCCAAGAAAGGTGACTTATGGTGGCACGGGACAACGCTGAACGATGCCACGGCCTTGCAATACTACAATGGGTCAACTTGGATTGATCAAAGCATTCAGCAGGCAGTGCTTAGCATCAAAAAGCTGCAATCAATTGAGGTCGATACTTCAACAATCAATTCGCCAACCGTTAATTCTCCATTCAGCCATGTTCAAATTAGCGGAGCAAAAAGCTCGGGTAACTTGTCATTAAGCAATGCTGCTCTTCAAATATTAGGCAATATTGAGGATAACAGCGGTAATCCTAACGGACAATACTACAACACCATCCTTAACCCTAACGGAATGACAAACTACATCACAACGCCTGACCAAAAGGGAAACTTGTCGTCAGCGGGATTGCAAAACGGCGCGCTTCAATTGCAAACGCTGATAAGTGACCCTAGTGCTGCAACCAAAAAATATATACAGTCCGAATACAAATCAACCGACAATGTCACTTTCTTTAACGTCAACTCTCCGGCCATCACAACTGCAAACATGTCATATGCATACATTTACTATATGCGCCGTGGAAATATTGTTACTGTACAGTTCGTGTTAGGAATCTCGCAGCAGAAGCCATGGGTTGTCTTGGCTGATGTTCGACCCGGATATAAGCCCTATGCAGAATCAGGCGTTGGCTGTTATATCAGCAATACAAATTATGTTGGACAAGCCTGCCAGATATATATTTCAAAAGGTCAATGGGTAACGATGCCCACAAGCCCGTCAGGTGAATGCCGTGGATCAGTTTCGTATTTGACTCAAGATGATTACCCAACAAGCGACTCATATTTTGGCTAGGAGGACAAATAGTTGAAAATAAAAGTGTGGACAGATAGCAATAATCGGCTACTTAATTGGGCATATGCTGATGAAAACAGACCAGTAGGGCCGACCGATGAAGGATTCGAGGTTATTGAAGTTGACGATGATGTTGGCTTGTATGAAAACCACGCCAGCATTATTGACGGTCAAGTCGTTCCTGATGCTGGTTATGATCCAGACGCTGACAGGCCTAAGCCTGAGGCGTCACCAGAACAGCAAATGCTTGCTGCGCTTGCTCTTGACGTAGCGCAGATGAAGGCGGTGAAATAAGTGACTTATTATGATCAGTGTGTGCTGTTTTACAGTTGGGGAATTGATCTAACACCTTATGTACCGGTAATGATTACCCCAGACGAATACAAGCAAATTACAGGCAATGACTATGTCGGTGGCAAAAGCTAGCGGCTATTTTTGTGGAAGGAAGTGAGAAAGTGACATTTTTTGGATACACGATTGGTGACTGGGCGGAATTCATATCAATCATAGGGGTGGGCGTAAGTGCGGGCAGCTGGCTGTTTAAGAAGATTGCCTTAGATCCGTTGCGTTCAGACATTCAAATGTTGTCAGATACGATTAATCGTCAGCTTAAATTGCACGAACAGTCACTGGCAGACTTGGGTCAGCATCTGAAAACACACGATGACGAGCTTGGCAGTCACTCGGTTAGGATTACTCGATTGGAAGACCATGTAGGCATTAAAGGAGAAGATAACCATGAAGATTAATTGGAAAGTACGAGTATTAAGCGTCAAATTCTGGCTGGCCGTTGTGCCAGCTTCTTTGTTGGTGATTCAAGCGGTGGCGGCAGTCTTCGGTTACAACTGGGACTTTGCTAGTTTGGGTAAAGAACTCACTGCAGTGGTCAATGCAGTATTTGCATTATTGACCATTGTCGGGGTAGCCGTTGATCCAACCACAGAGGGTATCGGTGACAGCCAGCAGGCGTTAGCTTACCCGGCACTCATTACCACCAAGGCGGCTAAGATCAAGGCGCTAGAGGATCAGATTAAGGCACTGCAAGCAGATAAAGCGGCTGATCAGGCAACTTCTGCTGCTAGTGAAGTGGTTCCAGAGACGTCTTCTGCAGCACCGGCGGAGTCAGCTCCGGAATCTGTTGCTCCAGTAGCTAGTGAGGAGGCAAAGTAATGTCTTTTGATATTGATAAAACAATTGCGTTCCTAAAGAGCAAAATTGGCCATGTCACCTATTCAATGTATGGGTCGCGCAATTTCAGCGACGGCACTTGCGACTGTTCAGGAGCTGTCTATACTGGGCTTGTACAAGGTGGCTTTGCACCGATGTCATACATCCCTAGTACCGAAACCTTGCATGCATGGCTGATTGGTAACGGTTGCCAATTGATCGCTGAAAACACTGAGTGGCAAATGCAAAAAGGCGACATCGTTATCTGGGGCCGTAAAGGGTACAGCGCTGGTGCTGGTGGTCATACCGGTATCTGTATTGATGGTCAGAATTGGCTTGAGTGTACGGCATGGCGTGACCTTGGAGAAACAATCCAGAACCACGATGCCCGTTGGGCCATGAATGATCAGCCTTACTTTTACGTCTATCGTTATACTGGGCCAACAAATTCACAGCCTGTGCAGGCGTCTAATGTTAGCATTAGCGCTCCAAAGGCGAATGTTAGTTACGGCCTGCACTTGCTCGGTGGCAGCTGGCTTGATGAGGTTACTAATTTTGGCTCTGGTGACAACGGTTTTGCTGGTATGCCTAATCATCAGCACGATCTACTATACATTTGCGTTGATCATGGTAGCGTTAAGTATCGCGTCCACACAGTTCAAAGTGGTTGGCTGCCTTGGGTAGCCAAAGGTGATCGCAATGATACGGTCAACGGCTGTGCCGGTATTGCTGGTGAAGCGATTGATGGAGTCCAGATCATCTTTCTTACTCCTGCTGGTGAGCCGTACCAGCAAGCATATTACCGCAGTCAGACGACACAACGGGCTGGCTGGCTCGGCGTTGTGTGTGATGATGGCACGAGTTTGCCACAGTACACAGACACATACGCCGGCATGTTTGGAGAACCGCTTGATCGTTTGCAAATCGGTATTAGTTCGATTAACCCATTTTAAGTACATTACAAAAATGCCCTCTGCTCGCTAACGCGGGTGGAGGGCTTATTTTTGTGCATAAATCACATTGTTTACAAAAATAGTTCAAAGATGTAATACGGTTTAAACGATGCAGAATGATTGTCATGCCAGCTTTTGTTAAATGTAAAACGTTCAAAATATGCTGTAAGCATCTTGTGATTATCAGAACGGTTTCCCATCTGAAGGCTCCATTTCAGACGGCTGACGTTCAATTATTCGGTCATTGCTGGCCCATCGTTCTCCATTAATAAACCCGTGAAATTCGAAGCTTAAATTGGTGTGCTCACGAATGCCCCGTAATATTTGCTGCAAGTATTCAATGTCCTGACTTTCGACAGAGTGAAGGGGTATTGAACGTTGCCGTTCCGTTTTGGACATATCCTTATAAAAGAAGTTGAACTTTCCCAAAAAGGGAACATTTACAACGTCAATATGATACTGGTGGTTTCTTCTGGGGTGGAAGTGCTGATCAATTCGGTCACATATAATTTTAGCGTCTTTATTCAAGATGATCACCTCAATTAATATTATACAAACTGGCGTTCGAAAAAGCTGATTATTTTTCGTAAAATTGACGAAACTAACTCCAAATATGGAAAGAAAATGGAACACACTTATTTAAAAGCTATTAGGTCAATAGATGCAACGATTGAGTGGGAATAATATGCAGGTGACACTTGAGATGGAAAGCATGATTTAACGGCGCTTTCGATTGAATGACACGAGTTGAAATAGGTAGAATTGAAGGGGTTTCCTGCCAACATCCTGCCAATAAAAGAAGAGCCAGTCTGAAGAAATTTGGACTGGCTTACTTTTTAATTAGGCTCGAACGAACGTTCTTTTAAAGTGGTTGCTATGATATACTCATTGGGAGAGTGGACCATGTTTTTTTAGGTAATCCCTGGTAAAATTGAACAAGTAATCTAGTTTTTGAGACTTGGTAACAGATTTTGAAATGAGGTTGTTCCATGTTGAGAATGAAAATTGATATTGAAAGTCTGAAACTCAAAATTTCAGAATCTACCGAAATGTTCTTTCGGCAACTGAGTCGAGGAGAGCAGAAAAAAATTGGACAATTTACTACACCGATGCCAGTTGCTGAATACATGGCGGAACGATTAATTGATGATGCCGATGTGTCGATCAATCAAAGTGTTAAGCTCTTGGATCCGGGTGCGGGTACCGGAGTTCTGGGACTCGCTGTAGTTGAGAAACTATTTTCGAAGTATCCGAAATGTAAAATTAAACTCGTAGTATATGAGAACGAACCAATAGCGCTTCGTGTACTAAAATCTAATCTTTCTCTTGCCAAGTCCTGGTCGGCTGAATCGGGACTCGACTTTTCATATGAAATTCGCGAACGCAACTATATTCTTGAAGAAGAAGGAACTTTAGAGGATGGCGTATTCTCGTTTGAGTCCAACTATGATCTCGTGATTGCTAATCCCCCCTACAAAAAACTTTCAAAGGATAGTTTAGAAGCTGATGCAATGAATTTTGTGGTACACGGTGCGCCTAATCTGTATGGATTTTTCTGGGCAAAATCGGCCATTGAATTACGTCAAAATGCTACATCGGTGTTTATTGTACCACGGTCATGGATGAGCGGTGCATACTTTGAACGTCTTCGTGCCTTCGTGTTTGCCCAGGGCAGCATCGTAGAATTGCATGCGTTCGACAATCGAAACAATGTCTTTGGAAGCACCAAAGTACTGCAGGAACTAGTAATTGTAGTTTTCAAAAAGAAGAGGGTCGATTCGGTCCAAATTTGGTCTCATGATAACATCACGAGTTTGGAACAAAGTGAATCAATTCTGGTTCCTCGCGGTTTAGTTGTTGTTGGTGATGAGCAGCGAGTTTACTTAATT